TTAAGCTACTTCACAATTCTCAAGTGGCTCCAAGCTCTCTTTTTGTTCCTTTTGAGTTTGCTCAGCTAATCCTTTCGCTGAGGAGAGAATCATAACTTTCCTATCTTCATTACATTGTTTAAACCAGTTCACAAGCTCTTTTTCTTGTTTATTTAGTACCATCCCCTGTTCAGTTTGTTTTTCTAATTTCTGCTCAGCTATAAGGGCATTTTTTAAGGCTTGAAAGGCTTCTTCTACGTTTAGAGACTGCGGTTTCACATTGAGAGAGCCTACGGTTTCATTTTCTCCTGTGAGTAAATAAACTGGTGTTGTTTCTAATATATCTGCGAGCTTAATCAACACACTAGCTTGCGGTTCTCTTTCATTTTTTTCCCATAGTGTCAATGTGGTTAGTGATATACCACCTAATAATTCACACACTACATTTCTACTTAAATTTTGGTGTTCTCTACGTTCTTTGATACGTGTTCCTATATCAAATTCATTTTTAAACTTATGCTTCATAACATTAAAAAATCCAATAAACTTTTTAAAGTTATAAAACTTTAAAGAAATCATAAATATACATTAAAGAGTGTTCAAAATATAGGTAGATAACTTTAAAAAGTGCTTTTTAAACTTTACTTAAACATTAAAGAGTTTTATTATCTCTAGTGTTAAGACAATGAGGTTATCTAATGAGTACATACAACGAGATTAAAAAAACAGCGGAAGATTGGCATCGAGCCGACATCATCGCTGCGTTACATAAAGCAGGTTGGTCACTTAGACAACTGTCGTTACAACATGGATATAGCCAAGCAAGTACATTAAAAAATGCATTGGATCGTCCATGGTTAAAAGGAGAGCAAATAATCGCTAAAGCAATCGGTGTTCCTGCTGAAGTGATTTGGGCTGCTAGATTTGCTCACCGTAATAATAAAAAATTTGCTAATAGATAGTTTAAAGAGGTTTTTATGAGCGGAAACAACTTAAAAACACACTATTCTGCAAAAGAGTTATTGTCTTTTAGTTTATCCGTTTTGCCTAATTCTGTGCAAGGGATTATTTATCAGGCTAAAAAGAATAATTGGACTTGTCGTAAACGATTGGCAAAAGGCGGTGGTGTTGAATATGAATTCTCTTCCCTTCCTCAACCCGTCCAAGCTGAGATCCTGTTAAAAAAACAATCGGACAACAAAACAGAAGATAAGATTCAATCTCAAATGAGCGAAAGCGCATGGAACGTCCTCGCATCAGCGACGTTTGAGCAAGAAAAGCGAGCAGAACGTCGTTTCCAAGCGGTAGTTAAAGTGGCTCGATTAGTGGAAAACAAAATCCCACTAATGAAAGCCTTCGAACAAGTAGTAGCACTTTATGCAACTGACAGCAATGATGAAACTATCAGCAAAGGTAGTTTAAAACGCTGGTGGTACAAAGTAAAAACACACCCACAAGGCATTTGGCTCCCACTTTTGCTCGACCGAACAGAAAGAGATAACAGCTGTCGTTGGGCAGATATTTCAGACAAAGCATGGGCATTCTTTTGCGCAGACTACCTACGCAAAAGCAAGCCAAAATTTAGTGTGTGTTATTACCGCTTAACCTTGGCTGCTGAAGAAAACGGATGGACAATCCCGAGCCTAAGTAGTTTGAAACGTAAATTTTATAACGAGTTTACCGAAGCAGAAATCGCATTAGCACGTGGGGGAGAACACGAGTTACGTGAACTGACCGCCCCACAAATTCGTACAGTCATGGATTTAGAAGCTTATGAAATCGTCAATGGTGATGGTTATCAGCATAACGTATTTGTGGATTGGTATGAGGATGGACGCCCACCTATCCGTCCTAAAACATGGTTTTGGCAAGATGTGCGTACTCGCCGCATTTTAAGCTACTGCGTAGATGATAGCGAAAACGGTGATCAAATCCGCCAAGCCACCCTAAGAATGATTAAGCAGTACGGCATTCCGAAAACCATTTTAATGGATAACACCAGAGCTGCCTCTGACAAGCAAACCACTCAACAACGAAAACGGGGCAAGCGTCAAGCTACAGGCATCAAAATTGACGGTATGTTTGATCGTTTGGGCATCAAAGTTATCCGCACTTTAGTGTTTAAAGGGCGAGGTAATGGGCGTGCTAAGCCTATTGAGCGAGCGTTCAAACGAGACAGCCTTCCTGCCTATGTAGATGGTGATACACGCTTAGAAGCCTTTTTTACAGGCTGGTCAGTGACTGAAAAAACCGAAGATTATCAGTTTAAAAAAGGCGTGAATAAAGCCTTGTTTTTAGAAGTATTAGAACAAGGCGTACGTCTTTGGAACGACAAAGCAGGAAGAGAAACAGAGTTAGGGCAAGGCATATTTAGTGCAGATCAATTATGGGCGCGTGACTATGCACAAACGCGCCAAACCTTTGCTACAGAGGAACAACTGCGACAGCTCATGATGTTAGGCGAAAGCACTAAAGTGGACAAACACGGACGCTTTACCCTCAAAGCAGGTTATGTCCTCAACAATCAAAAGAACGTTTACGAAGCTCAAGCCCTTATTGGTGGCAACGTCGGTAATGTGATTGTGCGGTACGACCCTGATGATTTGCACGGCACCGTTCATATTTATGACCAAAACGGTGTGTATTTATGTGATGGCGAGTGTGTAGAAAAAGTCGCCTTCAATAGTGAAGAAGGTGCAAGAGTACAAAAACGCCTCATTAACGAACAACGCCGTATTACTAAGAAAATGGTGGATAACCACGAGAAACTTAGTGAACACGAAATGGCACAGTATCGCAAACAGTTTGAACAATCTGCAGCCGATTTTGTGGAGCCAGCCGAAAAACAAGCCTTTAGTTGGACACAGTTTGTGGACGGTAACACTGTTAAAACTATCAAACTTGACCACGAATTAGAAACTGAAACGGAAGAACAAAACACTTTAAGTTTTGAACAGGACCTATTTAACGGATTAAAGCAAGTACAGAAATAACTGCCGAAATTTAGAAGGAAACCATTATGACTCTAGCCCAACAAATTCAGCAAATTTTAGATAGTAAAACTTTTATGCAACGAGATATTGCTCAGCAATCTGGCATTTCTGCTGGAGCATTAAGCGCCTATCTCAAAGGCACTTATGCAGGCAATATCGACAACATTGAAAGTGCATTAAACAACTGGCTTGCTAGCCAAGATAAAAAGCAAAAAGTGTTTGTAGAAGCACCGCACTTTATCGACATTCCCACTGCAAAACGAGTGTTTGGGGCATTAGATATGGCGAAGTTATTGCCGACAATGGTGACTATTTATGGCGCAAGCGGTGTAGGAAAAACCAAAGCCAGCCAAGAGTATAAAAAACTCAATAAAAACGTGTGGATGATTACTGCAAGTCCTGCAAGGGCGACTTTAAGCACGATTTTGTACGAATTAGCCCTAGAACTGGGCATTAATGATGCACCGCGTCGTAAAGACCGCTTAAGTCGGATGATTACGAAAAAACTCTCTGGCACGCAAGGCTTAGTGATTATTGATGAAAGCGACCATTTGCCTTATGACGCGCTTGAAGAAATTCGCATTATTCAAGAAGAGGCGGATGTGGGTTTTGCGTTGATTGGTAACGATAAGGTTTACACACGTATTCAAGGTGGCGTAAACCAAGCTCACGAATACGCTCGTTTATGGTCACGTATTGGCAATAACTGTGGCATTAAACACAGTACCAAGGCAGATGTTAAAGCGGTAGCACAAGCGTGGAACCTTGATACTGAAGATAAGGAATTGATGAATACGCTGTGTGATATTGGCACTAAGGCTGGCGGATTGCGTGCGCTAACTCAGTATTTACGTCTTGCTGCTATTGCCGCCAAAGGCAAAGAGACAGTTATTAGTCTTGACCTAATTTTACAGGCGAAAGCCCATATGCAAGGGGTGAACTAATGAAAAAATATTTACTGACCTTATCACTAATACTCACTGCTTGTACAGATGTAGAAACCTGCAATTTGCAATGCCAAAAAGAACATGCAAATGCAGAGTGGAAACAAGAACATGGCGAATTCCAACCAAATCTCACACCAGAGCAAGAACGCTACATAGTGGAATGGTTGGCAGAACATTACCCAAATGGAAATAAACCTTAACCATAGCAAGAGAGAAGAAAATGAAAATTACTATTACACGAAATCATCCAGAAGTATTTCAAGAATCCGCTCGTTTAGTAGCCGAAAAGTTCATTAAAGCCCAATGTGTAGAAGCATTAACATTGGCTTTGATTGAGGGTGTCGAGCACTTTGTGCTGGAAGGTGAGGAGGAAAGCAAAAGGGGACATAGTATTAAGGTTGTATTAAAAGGAAGTCACGAAGTTATTAAGTCAGAGGTGAATACAAATGAAAAAAATCATTGTAATCATTAGTACGATGTTGCTCGCAAGCTGTGATGTTATCAATGATAACCAAACAAGATATGTGGGCAACAATATTACAGAGATTTGTATAGATGGCGTGGTTTACTTGACTTACTCAGTAGGCGGTATTACACCGAAAATTAATGCAGACCACTACCCTTATATCTGCAACGTAAAAAATACTGATATACCAAAACAATAGGAGAAAAACAATGGCTAAGAAAGCAACTCGAATTAAAACAACTGCGCAAGTTTATGTACCTCAAAGTCGTGAAGATGTGGCAAGTGATATTAAAACTATTGGTGATTTAAATCGTGAAATAACGCGTTTAGAAACAGAAATGAACGACAAAATTGCAGAAATTACCGAAAGTTACAAAGGACAATTCTCACCAATACAAGAACGTATCAAAAATTTATCAACGGGTGTGCAGTTTTGGGCAGAGGCAAATAGAGATCAAATCACTAACGGGGGAAAAACTAAAACAGCAAATTTGATTACAGGTGAAGTGTCATGGAGAGTACGTAATCCATCAGTGAAAATTACAGGTGTAGATTCTGTGTTACAAAATCTCAAAATCCATGGTTTAACAAAATTTATCAGAGTAAAAGAGGAAATTAACAAAGAAGCTATTTTGAATGAAAAACACGAAGTAGCAGGTATTGCGGGAATCAAAGTTGTTTCGGGTGTAGAAGATTTTGTGATTACACCATTCGAACAAGAAATTTAAAGACCATTTAAACGCCCTTTAAACCTCGTTTGAGGGGCATTCAGAATGTGTTTTAACAATAAATTAAGGAGCAAAAAATGACAAAACATATTGAATTAGATTTTAAAACATTAAGCAAGCTAGCAAGCGAAGCTGAGCGTGGTGGTGATTATAAACATGCGGTGAACTTATGGCAAAAAGCGGCATCATTAGCACGTAAAAAAATCAATTTTGAGTGGTGTACAAATCGTAAATTATTTTGTCAGAAAATGGCATTACGCCTTTTTTAATGAGCGAGGTCAGAATTATGCCTAAAAAAATGAATTTAGACGATCTTACACGTGAGATAGCAGCAATCATCACGAATTTTTAGACAGTGCAAGATTTTGTGCAAGATGGCGATATTGAAACAGCTGAAGAGCTATATAAGCGGAGCTTAAACCATGCAAAAAAATTTGGCTACCGTTTTAAGGCAGAAAATATAGAAAAAACAATGGGTGCAATTTTTGACCCAAATTGTTGAGGTTTTTTATGAAAAAAGATAACGAAAAACTACTCAAAAAAATTAAGAAACTATTAGCTTTGTCTAAATCAAGCAACCCTCATGAAGCAGCTAAGGCATTAGAAATGGCACAAAAGCTGATGACTGAACATAATGTGAATAGCCTTGATGTTGAAATTTCAGAAAGTGATAGTAAGCAAAAATTTTCTCGTAAAACAGGTGAGTATGTTCACGCTCTAGCATCTTTAATTGAAAGAGCCTTCGGTGTTAAAGCCTATTTTTCAAATCGCTCAGACACTTTCGGATCAAATAAAATGCACGCAGTATTTTTCGGACAAGAAGAAAGACCTATCGTTGCATCTTACTGTTTTGATGTCTTGTTTCGTAAGTTACAGCAAGCAAGGAAAGAGTTTATAGCAACTCAAAGTAAACGTTTAAAACGTAGTACGCTAATTTCCAGAGCTGACAACTATTGTTTTGGTTGGGTTCAGGGTGTTTATGTAACAATTAAAGATTTTGCCTTAACACAAGAAGAAGTGGGCAAAATTCAACAATACAGTGATGAACTACATAAAAAAATGAATTTAAGTAAAGCCAAAGTTCGTAAAGTCGGTGATACCAGAGAAAGAAATGGAGATGACTCTGGTTTAAAAGGTTATATGGATGGGAAAAAAGTCAAAATGAATCATGGAGTAAATGGACAAGAAACATTAAAAATCTCTAATCAATAAAACCTATTTACAGCCCTTTGGGATTAAAGGGCTGAATAATGTGTTTTAACATAAACGAGAAAACATCATGCGATACACTAAAGCAAAATATATTCAACTTATCCATATTGCCAAGCACAAGCTGTCAATTGATGAATCAACTTATCGTTCTTTATTAATGAATTTGACAGGAAAAAGTACGTGTAAACAGATGAAAGTTGCAGAGTTAGAGAAAGTGCTAAGTTCGCTAGAAACGAAAGGTTTTCAAAATAACGCAGCAGGTTTTCACAAAAAAACTCATACTTCAAACTATCACAGTCCAAGTTCAGGAAAAGCCGTAGTCAAACACGATATTGCTTTAAAAATTCGAGCTGTTTGGATTGAAATGTCAAAACAAGGCTTTTTACGCGATGGTTCGGAAGAAGCATTAAATCAATTTGTGCGTAATGTGATCAATCCCATATTAAAGCCTGAAAAACTAATGGTGTTGGGTGTAGCTGCATTAGATTACAGACAAGGAACGATTGTATTAGAACGCTTGAAAAAGTGGCGTGAGTGAGAAATAAATAAATTAAGAAAAGTAGTAAGTGAATGAAATTAGGTCGTTGTCCCGTTTGCCACTCTGATATCAATTTAGATCAGTTACTTGAGGACGATGCGGGACGTGAATTACTCACAATTTTAACTCAGTTGAAATACGGTATTGCTCGTCCTCTGGTTAGTTATATTGCTCTCTTTCGCCCTGCAAAATCGGCATTAAATAATGCAAGAGCAGTAAAGCTAATTAATGATGTATTAAGTTTATTTCCTCAATCTCATTTGTTAGCCCATGCATTAAGCGAAACGGTGAACGCAGTACAAAATAAACGCCGTGAATATAAAAACACTGCCCCATTGGTAAACCATAATTATTTAAAACAAGTGTATGAAACAAATAAACCACATTTCTCAGGTGTTGGAGGATGTAAAGCTGAAGAGCAACAACAAAAGAAAACAATATCTGAAGAACAAGATAAAAAAATAGAAGACGCCATTTTATACATAGATCGTATATATCGATTGGGGCAACCAGTTGAAAACTTAGAAGGCTACGATATTTGGAAAGCGTGGAAAGATAACAAAATAGGAGCTAAATGATGAGTACAAATGCGGATATTTTTGATGAAAAAGCACCTGAAATCTTAGCTGATTTAGCTAAACATATTGAAACTCAATTATTAACGAAAGTAAAAAGCAACGAGTTCAACTCAGAATTAGCCAAACAAATCGGTATTGAAGTCGCAAGCCATATCGCTCAAAGCTGGGGCGGTGAAGTGATTTATATACCACGTAATCTCGTCTTATTGCTTAGTGAACGTGATCGCAGAATTTTCAACGAATTTAACGGCTCAAATCACCGAGAACTCGCCCGAAAATACAACGTTTCTATGCAATGGATTTATCAAATCGTGAAGAAAGTCACTAAAGAAGAAATTGCAACACGGCAGTTTGATATGTTTGTGGAGGAATAACCTAAAAAATCACCATTAAGTAGTTTTTTAGGTGTAGAATGCGAGAATTTAAACATAAAAGGAGAGTATTAAAATGAAAAAATGGCTTGTTATCACGTTAATGATGTTAGGAATCACAGCATGTGGAGAACCTGAAGATCCTAATGCACCAACTCAAGCAGAAAAAGATACCCTAACACTTGCTTTCATCAATAAGATAAAAAAAGACTCTAGTGGTGCAGTTGAGTGTAAAACCAAACAAGTAAATAATCGTTATTATGTTGGGTGTGCTTTGATTTCTCTAGATGGTCGTGGTAATACATACATATTCATTTACAATAAAGACAAAGACCCTGTAAAACGCTTTTATGCTCTTAATGGTACGGCAATGACCATTTATGATAACCATTTCAAGAATGAATCTTTATTGGGAAGTTATAAAGATACTTTTGGCTTACCAATGGAAAAGGATATTGACTTAAGTTTGATTCACCAATCATTTGAAGAGAAATAGTTTCTTTAAACCACTTTAAAATCAATTTAAACCCCATTTTACTATACTCCAGTTATTAAGAATGACTTGATAATTGGAGTTTTTTTATGGCTATTAATCACATTGTTATTCACTGCTCCGCCACAACCAACGGCAAAACATTACGCACTAACACAAAAAACGCTGCCGAACGCATCGACGAATGGCATCAAAAACGGGGATTTAAACGCAATCCTACTTATATCAAACGTTTTAACCCACACCTAAAGCACGTGGGCTATCACTTCATTATTGACACTGACGGCACTGTTGAAACTGGTCGAGAAATTGGGGAAATCGGTGCGCACGTCAAAGGTCACAATCAAAATTCTATTGGCATTTGTCTGGCTGGCGGCATCACTGGTATGGGTAAAAACCATGGTGAATATACACGTGAACAATGGCACGCCTTGCACAAACTCTTACGCAATCTAGAAAGCCGATTTCCCAGCGCTCGTATTTGTGGACATCGTGATCTAAGTCCTGACTTGAATGGTGATGGCACTATTACACCGAACGAATGGCTAAAGGATTGCCCTTGCTTTGATGTGTGGAGCTGGCTCGATAGCGAGCAAGTGATTAATTACGAACATTTATTTAATGGAAATGAATTATGAGTAAATTAAAAAAATATCAGAAATATTGGGTTGCACGTGTATGGACAAAAAAATCACGTAAAAAAATGAGTAATAACGCAAAACTAAATAGACAGCTAAATCATGGATGCACTGCGGCAACATACTTTTATGTAAGTTGGGGATATTAATGATGAAAAGAGAAATTAGAGGAATAACATTTTTTTCTTTAGTGTGGGAAGTCATGATTTTTGGTGGTTTTATCTGTGCTAATGAATTTGCTATTAAAAACTTAATTCAAGCATATGAGTGGTTCTTCTACTTTATGACAGTACTTGCTTTGTTAGTATTTTTTCTAGGTATTCCTGAAGCTAAATATCAATACACAAAAGCCAAATTTAATTTTGAAATTGTGACGAATACATTACTTGGCATATTACGGTTATTTTGTCTGCGCTTCAATTTTGACTTTTTTCGGATATGGATTAACAGCACATAATTATTTTATTAAGGAGTCAAAAAATGAAAAAGCTGAATGAACTTATTACTAACACAGATGGACGTTTATCAACAACAGGAACGATTCAATTTGGCGGTGCGTTATTGATGGCAATTATTCTAGCGATTTGTGTGTATTTAGACAGATCTTATGTACCAGAACTCTTCATGACATTTGCAATCTTTTGTGGTGGAGGCGTCGCAACAAAAGGCTTTGCAAACGCAATGGAAAGACGACAAGGAGGACGTGAGTGAACTTACAAGTGATTGTTGTCTGCACAACATTTTTTATTTTGTTATGTGGTTATGTTGTCTTCAGGTTAAAGCAAGCACAACGACGAGTTGAAAAGCTGATAGAAGAAAATGCACAACTTCAAACAGAAAAAGCTGTTGCCCAAACACAGGTTAAACATCATCAAGTGAGACAAAAAAATGAAGAAAACATTGTTAGCTCTAGCCGTGAGCGGATTATTGATAGCTTGCACAACCAAAACGATCTCCGTGATTAACCCAAGTTGTAGTGGTTTTAAAGTGATTAAGGCAAGTCGTCAAGACACAACCGAAACCTTACGGCAGATACTCGTACACAATCAAACTTATAGACAAATTTGTAGTAAGCAGGGAGAGCTTAAATGAATGAAATTTTAGAGTTTCTACGAGCTAATTTTGTCATTATTTCAACGGTTATTGGCTTAGTCGGTGGTGCCTTTTGGTTAAAGATGGACAGCAAATATGCGAAGAAAAGTGATGTTCGAGAGTTATCTGAAGCCGTAGAACATTATGACAGACGTTTAAATCAGTTAGAGACAAAAGTAAATAATTTACCAACAGCTCAAGATGTTGCAAAGTTAGAAATTTTAATGACTGAAATTAAAGGCGAAACGAAATCAACAAATACACAGATGAAAGCAATTAGCCACCAAGTGGGGCTGCTACTAGAAGCTAAAGTTCTGAAGGAATGACAAATGAAAAAAATTTTAACAGAAGATCAACGCTTAGTAATTTTACGTTCATTATCTGATGCAGGTTATGACGCAAATGAAAGTATTTTAGATGATTGCCTTGCTCTATATGGTCATAACATTAGCCGTGATCTTGTGCGAAATCATCTTAACTGGTTAGAGGAACAAGGGCTCGTACAAATTGAGCGTTTAAGTGATGGCTTTATGGCTGCCAAAATCACTCAACGTGGACTTGATGTAGCCAACGGTGAGGCGGTTGTTGATGGTGTTAAACGCCCTCGTCCAAGAGTTTAAACAAAGTTTAAAGGAGTTTTAAATGGCGGATAAACAAACTCGTGGGCGAGCAAGTAAAGTCGATTTACTCCCACCGAATATTAAAACCCAACTCGCGATGATGTTACGCGACAAGCAATACTCTCAAGCACAAATCCTAGAAGAAATTAATGACTTAATCCGTGATTGTGGTCTAGATGAAAGTCATTTATTAAGCCGCACGGGTTTGAATCGCTATGCCAATCGTATGGAGCAAATGGCAAGTAAAATTCGTAATGCTCGCGAGGTTGCAGAGATTTGGACAAGGCAATTTGGTGAAACACCTCAAAGTGACATTGGCAAGCTATTGATGGAAATCGTGAAAAATCTTGCTTTTGAAACATCAATTGGCATGAGCGAACAAGGAACTGATGCAAAATCGCTTGCTTTGCTTGCAAGCGCTGTTCAACGCTTAGAACAAGCAGAAAGTCTATCTCATAAACGGGAACAAGCTATTCGTAAAGAAATGGCTCAATTAGCCGCTGAAACCGCTGAAAAAGCTGTTGTGCAAGCTGGATTATCAGCTGACACAGTACGCACGATTAAAGAACAAATCTTAGGAATCGCATAATGGCATTATTAAATAACAGACCATTAAATGAATTAGCTCCTGAATGTCAGTCATTCCTTGACTGTATTCATGTGTTTAATCCAATGGAGCTGTTATTAGGCTATCAAAAACGTTGGATTGCTGACGATAGCCAACTCAAAATCGCCGAGAAAACCCGCCGTTGCGGTTTGACATGGGCAGAAGCGGCAGATAACGCCTTAATCGCCAGTACGCGCAAATCGGACGGTGGTTCCGATGTTTTTTATATCGGAAGCAACAAGGAAATGGCGCGTGAGTACATTGATGCGGTGGCGATGTGGGCTAAAGCTTTTAATTATGCGGCGAGCGAAATCCAAGAAGAAGTTTTTGAGGACGAAGACAAAGATATTTTGACATATGTCATTTACTTTGCCTCGGGCTTTAAAGTCAAAGCCTTGTCTTCTAATCCGAAAAACTTGCGTGGTATGCAAGGGGTTGTGGTGATTGATGAAGCAGCCTTCCACGAATACCTTGCAGAAGTATTGAAAGCGGCTCTTGCTCTCACTATGTGGGGGGCAAAAGTCCGCGTCATCTCAACACACAACGGTGCAGATAATCTTTTTAATGAATTAATCATTGATAGTCGCGCAGGGCGTAAACGCTACTCGGTACATACGATTACAATTGAAGATGCCTGCAATGATGGCTTGTATCAGCGAATTTGCCAAGTCACAAAACAAGTTTGGTCTGCTGAGAAAGAAAAAGAGTGGATAGATAACTTACTCAATGATACAGCTAGTGAAGAAGACGCACTTGAAGAGTATTTCTGTGTGCCAAAGAATGGTTCAGGTACATGGCTATCACGTGCATTAATTGAACGCCAAATGAGCGAAGTAACTCCTATTATCCGCTTGGAAGCTAACGCTGACTTTGGTTTAACGCCTGAATATAAACGTTACAAAGAAATCAATGACTGGTGTGAAAAAGAACTTGCCCCTGCATTAGCTACGCTTGAACCGAATTTACTTCATTTCTTGGGAGAGGACTTTGCGCGAAGTGGCGACCGCACATCGTTTGTGGTACTGGCACAGCAACAAAACCTTGTGAAAAGCGTCCGACTGATTGTGGAGCTAGGCAATATGCCATACAAGCAGCAAGAGCAGATTGTGCTTTACATTCTACAGCGGTTGCCACTCTTTTCGGGTGCCGCATTTGACGCCCGAGGAAATGGTGGCTATCTAGCTGAATCAGCCAAAGATAGCTACGGTATGTTGATTGATTGCGTGCAACTTAGCGAAAAATGGTATCGGGAAAATACGGCTCAATTTAAAGCAGCGTTAGAAGATGGTGAATTACAAGATATTCCGAAAGATGCGGATATTCTAGCTGATTTGCGTTCGTTCCAAATAGTAAAAGGCGTGCCAAGAATTCCAGAAAAACGCACTAAAAGCACTGATGGAAAAACAAAACGTCATGGGGACACAGCTATTGCATTATTGTTAGCGCATTATGCAAGCCGACAACTAGTAAAATTACCCGTCAAAGCCTACAGCCGAAAACCAAGAACAAGCCTAAAAATGACACAAGGATATTAATATGGCGAAGAAATTTGATTTAGTAAAAGAAATAGCTGTGCGTTCTCACGCCATTGATTATTTCAGCATGGGGCAATACCTCCCTAATCCTGACCCCGTTTTAAAGAAAATGGGGCGTGATATTTCTGCTTATCGTGAAGTCTTGTCAGATAGTCACGTGGCAGGTTGTGTCCGACGTCGTAAAGCAGCTATCAAAGGCTTAGAGTGGCGAATCACACCTACAGGTAATGACAAAACCGACGAAATCCTGACCGAACTTTTTGAGCATCTTCCCCTACCTCAAATTATTACTGAAATGTTAGATGCCGCTTTGTTTGGTTATCAAGTGCTCGAAGTGATGTGGGAAAATCAAAATGGCTTGTGGTTACCAGCGGAAGTCATTGGTAAGCCTCAAGAATGGTTTGTCTTTGATGAGCAAAATCAGCTGATGTTGCGAGATAAAGAAAACCGTAACGGCAAACTCGTTCCCGAGAAAAAGTTTTTGCTCACGACCCAAGAAGCCAATTATACCAATCCCTACGGACGACCTGATTTGGCATTATGCTTTTGGGCAGCAACCTTTAAACGAGGTGGTTTTAAATTTTGGCTAGAATTTACCGAAAAATACGGCTCCCCGTGGTTAGTCGGCAAACATCCTCGCCAAGCACAAACACACGAAATCGAAGATTTGTTAGATAGTCTTGAACAAATGATTGGTACTGCTGTTGCTGCAATCCCAGATGACAGCTCTATTTCAATGCTAGAAAGTGCAAGTAAAGGCGCTTCTTCACAAGTTTTCAATGACTTTTTGAAGTATTGTAAGTCTGAAATTGCGATTGCCTTATTGGGGCAAAATCAGACTACCGAACAAGAAAGCAATCGAGCTTCAGCCACGGCTGGTCTTGAAGTGACAAAAGAAATCCGCAATGAAGATATTACCCTAGTTGAAAGTGGCTTTAATCAGTTATTGAGTTGGATTTGTGAACTCAATTTCAATGTTGAAACGTTGCCTAAATTTGAGCTGTATGAGCAAGAAAGCATTGATAAAGTCCAAGTGGAACGTGACCAAATTTTATCGCAAATGGGCGTGAAATTTACCGCTCAATATCTTCACCGCACCTATGGTTTTGAAGAAGGTGATATTGAATTAACAGACAATAACACGCAAAAAACCGCAGAGTTTAATGAGCCAACGTCGCCAACGACACCGAATATTGCAGATGGGGTTGTTGAACAGTTAGAAGTGGAAGGTGAGCCTTATGTTGAAGAATGGATGCAAACCATTAAAGATAGATTGAGTCAAGCCGAGAGCTTGGAAAATTTTCGTAACCAGCTTGACAGTCTCATTCCTGAGTTAAATTTTGCCGAATACGGTGAGTTGATGGCTTGGGCAAGTACGACGGCATTTTTAGCAGGTCGCCAATCTGTAGCGGAAGAAAAAATAAATGAGTAAGTTTACATTTCAAGAGCAATCTCGTTACTTTGAGAAAAAACTGAACTTAAAAACAAATAGTTATTTAGATGTATTGGGTGAGGAACACGATTATTTTTTCGTTGTTGCGGGCGCAAATCGTAATGAAGTTATCAACGCATTTCGTGAGGCAGTAGATCAAGCGATTCATCATGGGGAAACATTAGAAAGTTTCCGTCAGCGATTTGATGAAATTGTCGAAAAAACGGGTTGGGATTATAACGGCGGAAGAAATTGGCGAACACGTATTATTTACGATACCAATGTTTATGGTGCATATAACCGAGGGCGTTTACAGCAACATTTAGATTTAGCAGATGTCATGCCATACTGGGAATATCAACATAATGATAACAGTCACCCCAGACCAGAACACGTTGCCTTGGATGGGACAATTCGCCCAGCCACAGATCCATTTTGGAAATATTATTACCCAATCAAAGCATATGGCTGCCATTGCACAGTCATTGCCCACGATGAGCATGATTTAAAAGCAATGGGAAAACAAGTTAGCCCTCCCGTTGAGATTGAATATGAAGATAAATTAGTTGGTGTTCGTTCAGGCTCTCCGCGTTTAGTAACACTCCCAAAAGGCTATGACGTTGGATTTGCACCTTATAATTTTGATAATTTGACCTCAAACAGAAATGTTGAGATTGATAGCATTTTGTTTCAAAAACTCACAACAGCAGAACCTCGCTTTGCCAGTTTATTAATTCAAGATGTGATGAAAAATACGGCAACGGTTGCATTATTAAATCACTCAATGAAAGAGATGGTAGAAACGGTATCTAATGAAAAAATCGCAAGAGGAAAAATGAAGTACGTTGGGGTTATTCAAGATGAAGTAATTGATAAGCTAACTGCAATGGATAAAGCCCCTCAAACCGCTGTGATAGCAGTGCGAGATGAGGACATTCTACACGCTCTGCGAGAGAGTAAACAAGCAAAAGGAATTAACTTGCCTGTTGAATTTTGGCAACAGTTACCCGAAAAGCTACGCCATCCAAAAGCCATTTTATTAGATGAACAACACAAGCAACCAACACTTTTGTTCGTATATGAAACAGAACAAGGCAAAGTAGCAGTAAAAATGGACTACGAAATCAAACTAAAAGATGTATTAACTAACAAAAAACTACCGCATAAATTAAATATGATACGTACTGCAAGTGCAATTAAAAGCGATGTAGAGTGGAGAGACTTTAAAAAAAGTTATGCATTATTATGGGGAGAGCTTGATTAAGCGGTGGTTTGCCTGATTCGAACAGGATAATGACGGATGTAGCATTGTCGCCAACCTTTCCAGTAGGAAACCCCCACCGCCCTTTCACTATACGCCTAAACAATTTTTTTATCAACAAGGAAAAGCCCGTGCTTAAAATTAATATTAATGACCAACAAGTTGGGATTAAGCTACAACAGATTGCAATACAACTACAGCACCCTCGCAAGCTTTATGGTGTGTTAGGTGAAACATTAAAGAAAACGCATAAAGAACGTTTTAAGCAGGAGGTTGATCCTGATGGTAAAAAATGGCGAGCTCTCTCACCGGTTACTCTTGCATTGAAAGCAAAACGGGGAAAAAGTCCTAAAATCTTACGTCAAGAGGGTTATCTTTCAGATAAGACAGCCTATAATTATGATGATCAAGGTCTTGAGTTTGGTAGCGCTGCAAAATATGCAAGACTACATCAATTTGGTGGGCAAGCAGGAAGAGGACGTAAAGTGACTATTCCACAGCGTAAATGGCTTGGTATCAGCAAAAATGATGAACCATTATTATTGGCAAAAGCAACCTCATTATTACAACGACAAATCAGCAAAATTGTAGGATAACAACTAGAAATCAAAATAACGCCACAAATTAGCCCTGTGGCGTTAAAATCTAAAATTAATACAATTAAACCACATCTAAAATTTAAAGCGAATTAAAGCGATTTAAACTGCATTTAAAGCATTTTAAGTTTCCGTATAAAATACAATTCTCTCTTAATAATGTTTTCCTCATCAAATCTTTAAAGCACTTTAAAATCTTTTTTTCTCTTCACAGCCTATTCTAGAACTATTCAAACAACAGGAATAGCGTATGGAATTAATCGAAATTTTCAAAGCGGGTAAACGTGTTGATGCAAACGGGCAAATTGTTGAAATCACGACAGGTGATTTACAACAAGCCGTTGAAGCTTATGACCCAGCCTTTCACGAATCCCCCGTGGTGATCGGTCACCCGAAAGATAATCACCCTGCCTATGCTTGGGTGAAGTCATTGCAATTAGAGGGCGATATTCTCAAGGCAGAATTAAGCCAAGTTGATCCTGAATTTGCCGAAATGGTGGAAAAAGGGCGCTATAAAAAAGTTTCTGCTTCATTCTATCTTGCCAACAGTCAAGCTAATCCTAAACAAGGCTCACTTTATTTACGTCACGTCGGATTTTTGGGTGCAGTGCCTCCAGCGGTAAAAGGTTTGCGTAATCCTGAATTTGCTGAAGGCGAAGAAGGTGTGGTGGATTTTTCTGACTGGACAGAAGCCACACTTTGGCGACGTTTGCGTGACTGGTTTATTGGTAAGCATGGACAGGAGGAGGCGGATAAAGTCTTACCCGATTATTTAGTGGGTAGCGTACAAGAAGAAGCCGTACGCAACTCGCTACAACCGCAAAAAGCGGAATCTCCGATTTTTAATGAACCCACTCAACAACAAGGAGAACCTGAAATGAGTGCAGAAGAAAAAGCTGAACTTGAGCGTCTGAAAGCTGAAAACCAACAGCTAAAAGACGAAAAAGCCCAAGCTGAAGCCCAAAAAGCTGAGGCGCAATTAAATCAAACGAAAGCTGAAAACGCTGATTTTGCAGAAAGTCTAGTTAACGCAGGGAAACTTGCTCCCGTGGCAAAAGAAAAAGCCATTGAGTTGCTGAACTGTGCTGCTGTGCAATCAGCTGGTGGCGTAGTTGAATTTGGCGAAGGGGAAAACATCCTGACTGCAATTAAAGCATTTTTAGATGCGCAACCTCAAATTATTCAATTTGGCGAAGTGGCAACGAAAGATAACGCCACAACAGCTGAAGATAATACGGTGGAATATGCGGAAGGCACGAGCGCAGATGCTATTGATATGGACAAGCGTGTACGTGCTTATATGAAAGAACACAATGTGTCTTATGTCACCGCATTCAATGCAATTCATTCATAAATCAAGGGAGAAAATCAAATGTCTGATTTATCAAAACATCGTGTTGTTGACCCTGTATTAACAGGGTTAGCACAGGGTTATTACAATGGGAATATGATTTCTGAAGTGTTATTCCCGATTGCAGAAACACAAAAAGAAGGGGGTAAAATCCCAACTTTTGGGCGCTTAGCATTCCGCTTACAAACCACAAAGCGTGAACTTCGTGCTAAATCAAATCGTTTAACACCTGAAGATATTGGTTCATTGACCGTTGTGTTAGAAGAAAACGATATTGAATATCCAATTGATATTCGTGAAGTGAACGAAGCTGAAGGTGTTTACCCACTTCGTCAGTACGCAACAGGTGTCACTCAAGATGTGATTGCATTAAATCGTGAAAAAGCCTGTGCGGATCTAGCATTAAACGAAGACAACTATGATGCAAGCAATAAAATCACGTTAAGTGGTACTTCTCAATTTACGGATAAAAACTCTGATCCAATTTCTGTTATTAAAGCAGGTATTCGTGCAATTAAACGTGCTACAGGTCGTAAGCCGAATGTTTGTGCAATTTCTGGTGATGTATGGGAAGTATTAAGTGAACATCCCAAAGTACTAGAAAAAATCAAATATGTGGCAACGGCAGTATTAACGCCTGAAGATTTTGCAAAGTTAGTCAAAATTGACAAAGTCATCATTGGGGAAGCGGTGTATGAGCAAAGTAGTGAATTAAAAGATATTTGGTCAAAAGCTATCGTTCTTGCTTATGTTGCAGCTGCATCAAAAGAGAAAAAACAAAATATCTATGAGCCATCTTATGGTTATACCGTACGTCGTAAAAATGGCTTATATGTGGATACCTATACTGAAGTTGGGGGCAAAGTTGAAATCGTGCGTACAACAGATATCAATAAGCCATACATTGTTGGTAAAGCGGCTGGTTACTTAATCAAGGGCTGTATTTAAATCTAATTTAAGCCGTATTTAAACGAGTTTTAAGTGCGGTTTACTCACTTTTTTGGGAGAGAAAAATGAATAAAAAAATGTTATATGCCGTCATTGGCACAATGGCAATTCTTCACAACGGCAAACGTTATGAAAAGGGCGACAAAATCGAATTGACTGCTGAAGAAGCGGAAAACTTATCGCTTTATATTCAGCTAGACCAATCTGAATTGGAAAAGCAAAAAGAAGAACGACGTCTTGCTGAAGAAAAAGCAGAGCAAGAGCGTTTAGCCGCTGAAAAAGCACAAAAAGAAGCTGAAGAAAAAGCAGAAAAAGAACGTTTAGCTGCTGAAAAAGCGCAGAAGAAAGCGGAAGAAAAAACCAAAGAAAAGGCAGATAAATAATGTACATTGCGGCAAAGGATTTAACAGAAGTATTGAGTGAACGCAGTCTGATTGAACTATCCAATGATCATTCTAGAGCGACTGAGTATAACCCATTAGTGCTTGACAAGGCTTGTCAGTATGCCACGGAAACGGTGGACGGTTATTTACGTTCTCGCTATTTGTTGCCGTTAAAAACTGTGCCGACTATTGTACGTAATATCTGTTTACAACTTGCTCGTTTTTGGCTTTACTCGCGCCGTCCCGAAGGGAAAGGCTTTCCTGAAAATGTCAAAGAGACTTACGCTCAAGCCTTAAAAGATCTGGAGCGTATTCAAAACGGCAAGCTCCATATCGGTTTAGCTGAATTGAATGAAAATGGCACAAATGCCTTACCTTATGTGCCGAAGTTCAAAACCAGAGCAAATAAAAAAATGGATTTATCTGGTTATTGAGGGAGATTGTTATGAGTGCGACACAGCCAATTTTAAACAGCATACAAACGCACCTTCTATCACAGATTGACCGTTTTGCGATTGAACTCTTCCCTGACAATCCGAGTGAATATTTCCTGAGAGATGAGTCGGGGGCAATTCTTATTCAATACGCTGGGTCAAAGTTTGAACGTGTTAATAGCACAGATATTATTCAACAACGACGTACTGTGACAATTGCATTAACGGTCATTGCACGCAGTCAACACAATGATGATGGTGCGTTAGCAATTTTAGATCAAGTGCGGTTGGCTATTGTTGGATTTCGTCCAGAAAATTGTCTCGCTTGTGCATTAATCAGTGAGGAGTTTGCAGGTGAAGCAGGTGGGCTTTGGCAATATCAGCTCTTAGTACAAACCGAAACGTGGCAAGTTGAACAAACAAAAATAGTGGATTTACCTAAATTGGCAACCGTCTATTCTCGCAAGCCAAGTGATCCGCTTAACCCCATTTTAAAATCTAAATCATAGGAGAACTATATGGCATTTCATCACGGCACAGAAACCAAACGTGTTACAGGTGGCTCCGTTGCAGTCGAAACGGTTGATGGTGCAATTATTGGCATTATCGGCACAGCACCAATAGGTCCACTTAATGAGTTAACACTGTGTCAAACTAAGAAAGACTTTGCCAAATTTGGTACGATTTTAAATCAAGGTTTCACCTTACCTGATGCATTTGATGTGCTTGCTCGTTATGCAGCAGGTCAGGTTTATGTAGTGAACGTCTTAGATGTATCAAAACACAAAAGCGAAATTCAAGATGAAAGTATTACGCTGGATGAAACCACGTTACTTGCATATACGCAAAAACAAGGCTTATTAAGCCTAACATTAAAGTCCAATAGCACACCATTAACCTTAAATGAAGATTATTGGGTAGATATGCAAACGGGCGAAATTCGTTTAAAAATGAGCAAGGCATCATTGACTGCGACTTATACCTACGCTGACCCAAGCAAAGTCACTGAAGAAGATATCAAGGGTGGCATTGAAAGTTCAACAGGTAAACGTAAAGGCTTTGAATTGTTGCGAGATGGTTTCAACTTGTATGGCGCGGATGCAAAAATCCTGATTTGTCCTGAGTTTGATAAAACAGCGAGTTGTGCTTCTGCACTTGGTACACTGGCAGAACAATTAAAAGCAGTGGCTTATGTGCAGTTACCTAAAGGAACGAGTCTTTCTAAGGCTATTCAGGGGCGTGGTCCGCAAGGCACGATTAATGCAAAAGATTCCACTGAACGTGTACGCCATTTTTTCCCGTATGCATTGGGTTCTAGCAACCAGTTAGAAAGTTTGGCGGTTCACGCCGCAGGGCTTCGTATGAAAGTGGATGTGGAAAAAGGCTATTGGCATAGTACCTCAAATCACGCTTTGCTTGGGGTGATTGGAATGGAATTGCCACTAACGGCGCGTGTTGATGATATTCAATCGGAAACCAATCGCTTAAATGCAGTAGGGATTAGTACGATTTTCAACAGTTTTGGAACAGGTTTTCGCCTGTGGGGTAACCGCTCATCAAATTACCCAACTGTCACGCATATTATCAATTTTGAAACCGCACTCCGCACGGGTGACTTAATTGATGAAAGTATTCGTATGGTCGAATTGCAATATATTGACCGCCCAATTGATGACGCATTAATTGATAGCCTTACTGAAACCGTTGACACCTATTTGCGAGCACTGCCATCAATTGTAGGTTACAGCTTGGGGCTAGATTATGACTATGATTTAGTGGACGCCTTCAGCAAAGGGCAAGTACCGATTAAATACGATTACACACCTAAATTGCCTGCAGAACGTATTACCAATACTTCGGTAATGACGCGTAAATACTTGGTTAATTTAGTGTCACAAAAATAAGGAGGTATAAATGAGCGTAGCAATTAATCAGATTATCAATGCCAATGTGTATATGGATGGAAACTCATTACTTGGCAAAGCAAAAGAGTTTAAATTGCCAGATATTGAATTTGAGCAAATCGAACACAAAGGCTTAGGGCTTGTGGGGACTATTAAGCTACCCTCTGGTATTGCAGCATTAGAGGGCGAAGTAACATGGGATAGTTTTTATCCTGAAGTGCGAGCCAAAGCCTACAACCCAATGAAGAACGTGCAGCTGATGGCTCGTTCTAATCTGCAGGTATTTGATGCCCGTGGCTTAGTGGCAGAAGAACCTATGGTTACCATTATGAATGTGAGCTTTAGTAAAACCACAGGGGGAAGCCTCAAAAACAAGGAAGCCACAGAACACGCAGATACCTTCCAAGTGCATTCTATTAAGCAAACTGTTGGCGGTAAGGAGATCTTCTTCTATGATGCATTTGCCAATATTTTGCGTGTAAATGGGCAAGATGTGTTACAAAAATACCGCACTAATATTGGGCAATAGTTAAAAATCTTTAAAGCGCTTTAAAAGCACTTTAAATCGCATTTAATTAAACTCCTTAATGAAGTTAAACAATGAACCATTAAGGAGTTTTTTTATGTCTCTTTCTAATCAAATCCAAATTTATCGCAGTATTCAACTCCAATTTCCGATTAAAGACGGGGAAGGTAAAGATATTACCGAATTAAAGATTCGCCGTGCAAAAGTGGCGGATATTAAACAGATGAGTAATTTTAAAGGCACTGATGCAGATAAAGAAATCTATATGCTATCACTTCTCACAGGGCTGGTACCTGAGGATTTTGATGCCATGGATATTGCGGATTATGCCAAAGTCCAAGCAGCGTTAGCGGATATGCAAAAGGGAAAGTAAGTATTGAACAGCTCAATGCTATGGTTGCTGATGTGGCGTGGTGGTTTGGTTGGAATGTTAGTGAAATTGAACAAATGACATTAGATGAATTATCAACTTGGCTAGAACAAGCTAACCGCCAAATTAAAGCAGGATACAGTAAAGCCACGCTATAACGTGGCTTTATTACTTTATTTGTTCGCTTTTGAAAACAAGCGTCCTGAACCTAGCCGATAGGCAAAAAATAAAACAGCACCGATTATTTGCCAAGCAATAACCCAGATAAAAACAGCAAAAATAATTTGCATAAAATCCAGTTGTGATGCTGCAAAAGTTAAAAATGAATACAGGGTATAGCCAAAGCCTACAAGACAGCTCAATACAATGAGGCTTTCTAAAAAATCAAAGCTAGCAGTGGTTTTCATATCTACCCCCTTAGTAATGAGAGAAATATAAACGATGTCTTCAAATTTAGCAATATCTTTAGTTATCGGCGCATCCGTCGGTGGTGCGATAGCTGGAATTAAGAATTTAAGAAATAGCCTGAAGCTTTTTAAAGACGAAAGTCAAAGCGTTGGGAGCCGAATGCTAGGCTTGGGTAAAAATGTTGCACTTGGGACCAGTTCATTAATCTCGTTAGGTACTGCCGCAACAACATCCATGCTTGCTATAGCACAACCTGCAATTAAATTTGAAAGTGCAATGGCAGATGTAAAAAAGGTAGTGAATTTTGATAGTCCTGCTCAATTCAAAGAGATGGAGCAAGATATCCTTAGGCTCACACGCACTATCCCTATGGCAAGTGAAGAAATCGCTGCTATTGTTGCTGCAGGTGGTCAAGCGGGTATTGCTAGAGAGAATTTACTTGGTTATGCCGAAGATGCCGCAAAAATGGGAGTGGCATTCGATATGGCAGCAGGTGATGCGGGTACTGCGATGGCAACCATGGCGAACGTATTGGGCAAGCCGATTAGTGAAATGGCAAAATTTGGTGATGCGATAAACCATCTATCAGATAACGCTAACGCAAAGGCTGCTGATATTGTCAATGTCATTGCGCGGGCGGGTTCTGATACCAGAATGTTGGGTTTAACAGAAAACCAAGCGGCTGCATTAGGTTCAACATTCCTGTCCATGGGTAAAGCGCCCGAAGTTGCGGCACAAGCGATTAAAGGCATGAGTTCGGCATTTGCAGAGCTTAAAGCTGGTAAGCATGCTAAAGAGTTACAAATGCTTGGGCTTACCCCAAAATCATTTGCTAAAGCAATGAATAAGGACGCACAGGGGGCAATTTCTGACTTTATTGCAAGAGTGAAGAAATTACCAAAAGATAAACAGTACCCAATCTTAGCTAAAATGTTTGGTAAGCAATATGCTGATGACATTATGTTGCTTGCTCAAAATACGGCGGAATATAACAGACAACTCGGGTTACTCGAAGAGCGTGATGAAAACGGCAATCTCAAATACATGGGCTCTATGCAGCGTGAATTTGAGAACCGAAGCGCGACGACTGAAAACAATCTTCAGCTTTTGAAAAATAGCTTTAATGAAATTGGTATCGCCATTGGCGCTAAGTTACTTCCGCCTATCAATTTATTAGTGAATAAATTAAAACCTGTCATTTACAACATTTTAGAATGGATGAATGTCAACCCAGAACTTGTCAATCAATTTGTTCAAATTGGGGGTGGTTTAGTGGCGACAATCGGTGGATTTATTGCATTAAAAACGGTGCTGTCACTTGGCTTAATGGCAATCTTACCGTTTTGGTCGGGGGGTAAAAAGTTATTTTCTCTATTCAAATTCTTGACGCCAGTATTGATGAAACTTGCCTATGGATTTGGTTATACACTTGGATTGATTGCTAAAGGTGCATTGTTCTTAGGCAAATTGCTTTCAGGCGTTCTAGTGAAAGGCTTGATGTTAGTCGGTAAAACCATGCTGTTTGTGGGACGTGCCATGTTGATGAACCCAATTGGTTTGTTGATTACGGGGATTGCAGTTGGTGCGTTCTTAATTTATGAGTATTGGGAACCTATCTCAGCATTTTTCAGCACGCTTTGGGCAGAAGTTACGGTCATTTTTGATAATGTTTGTCAATTTGTGACTAATATCTGGAATGATGTGCAAGGTATTTGGTCTGCCGTTTGGGATGGCGTGACAAACTGGTTTACAGGCTTATGGGAAAGTATTAACGGATTGTTTAATGGTAACTTTACAGAGCTAGGTAACATTATTCTTGCATTTAATCCACTGTCGTTATTCCAATCTATTTTTAGTTCAGTATTAAATTATTTTAGCGTTGAACTTCCTGCCGAGTTCACTAACTTTGGTAAAAATATCATTGATGGATTAGTGAATGGTATTGGCAATGCTTGGAATAGCGCAAAGGAAACGGTAAGTGAGCTTGGCACCAGTGTCAAAGACTGGTTTGCAGAAAAACTCGGTATTCACTCCCCGAGCCGTGTATTTATGGGGTTCGGTGAAAATACAGTACAAGGACTAGCAATTGGTATTAATAAATCCTTGGGATTAGCCGAAAAAGCAAGTGATGAAATGAGTAATGCGGTAGGTATTTCCCCCCACTCCAATTATCAATCATTACAAACCACTTTTGCACAACAACAAAGCGAGCAAGCTCAACATGGCGGAATGACGATTCATTTTAATCCCACTATTAATGTAAATGGTTCATCTAATAACCAAGTGTTAAATGATGTTAAAGAGGGGTTAAACATCTCTTTAAGAGAATTTGAAACCATGCTTGCGCGTGTATTAGATCAACAAAAACGGAGAGCATACTAATGTATTTAATGTTGGGCACAATTGCACTTGAACCTATTGATGTCACTGATTTTTCAGAAATCCAAGCTGCAAGATTTGCAGAACATCAAGTGTTAAAAGGTAAACCTCGTTTACAAGCGATGGGTGAAAGTTTAGCTGAATTGAATTTATCTGTCCGCTTGCATCACAAAATTGGTGGAGTTGAACGTCGTTATCAATCTTTACTCTCTGCCAAAGCGAAACAAGATGCTTTGGCACTCATTTGGGGACGTGGCAAATTTAAAGGGAATTTTGTGATCACAGATATTCATTCAACCACGCTATTTACGGATAAATACGGTAATGTGCTGTGTCGGGAGCTAACAATTAGCTTAAAAGAATATGTTGGTGAATTAAAAAATAATTTATTAGGTGCGGCATTAAATATTGGCAAAGGCTCATTATTAGGTTCGATACTACCACCGGAATTTTTTGCAGGAATGAATGCAGCAAAAGAAGCCTTAACAAAAGGGATTGATCTTTATAACCAAGGTAAACGCATTGTTGATGATGTGCAAAATACCATTGCAATTATGAAACAATTTTCACAAGACCCTGCTGCTGCGCTAGCTTATTTACCTAGTGTGTTAGGTAATCTTGATGGTGCACTGGGTAGCTTCGGTGAGCTAACAGGAATGAGTGAGTTATTTAATGGCGTGCGTTCAGTATTGCCTGTTGTTAGTGAGTTCAGTCAAGAGGTGGCTGAAATACAAAGTGGTCTAATGGCGATTCAATCTGATTTCCAGCAAGGCTCGAGCGGTTCAGATTGGTCAGAGTGGTTTCCCTCTGCAAACAGAACCATGTCTGAGGTTGCAGAAAGCTTTGATTTCTTAGCCCCTAGAGTGGCTGAAATAACCGCTTGGATTGTGTTACGCAATGATGATGAGGTGAATCATGACACAGACCGTGCTTAAACACATCGTTAAACAAGGCGAACGCTGGGATAACCTTGCATATCATTATTACGGTGATGCGCTAGAATATTCTCGTATTATTGATGCTAATCCACATCTCAGTTTTTACGAAGTCTTACCGACAGGAGCAACTGTGTTTATTCCTGTGTTGCAAGTGAAACCAACGAATAATGAAGATATGCCGCCATGGTTAAGGGGAGATAATGAGTAATATTGCCCAACCTGATTTTTCACTATTTTATGAAAAAACAAATATTACCGCAGACATTGAGCCACACTTAATTGAATTAAGTTATACGGATTATTTAGAAGGTCAAAGTGATGAACTTGTGGTGCAATTTGAAGATATTAGCGGAAAATGGATCCGTGCATGGTTCCCCACACAAGGCGATAAGCTCAAAGGGGCGATTGGCTATAAAGGTGAACAACTTGTTGATATCGGTGCATTTGAAATTGATGAAGTCGAATACCAATACCGCCCTTCTAACATTACATTGCGTGCATTAAGTGCTGGGGTGTCTAAAAATCAGCGTACGCTCAAACCCAAAGCCTATGAATACACAACCCTTGCACAAGTCATTGCAGTTGTAGCAAAACGTTTAAAATTAAAAGTGGTGGGTGAGATAAAACATATTCCCATTGCTCGCATAACACAATATCAGGAGCGTGATTTAGAGTTTTTGGCACGCCTTGGACGTGAATACCATCACAGTTTTAAGGTAGTAAATGATCAGCTTGTCTTTACAGCAAAAGAAAAATTGGGAGAAAGTGAGTCTGTTTTCACTATTGAAGAGCAAGACACTATCAGTATTAGTCTTCGTGACCGTATTAGATCTACCGCAAAAGAAGTGAATATTAGTGGTTATGATGCGAATGGTAAAAAAGTGATTAAAAAAAGTAAAAAAGCAAAATCAAAACGTGAAGATGTTGCCCAAGCGGCGAAATCTAGTGAAGATAGCTTGCAAATTGTGACACGTGGTGAAAGCCAATCGCAAATTGATGCAAGAGGTGAAGCGGCACTTGCAGAACAAAATGACGACCAGCAATCTGGCACGATTAAACTTTGGGGCAACCCTAAATTAGTCGCAGGTAATACCATTTTATTACGCAATCTAGGTGTGTTTTCAGGGAAATATTTGATTAAATCATCACGCCATACGATTTATCGCAATCAAGGTTACACAACGACAATAGACGTGAGATTGCTTGAATTTATTGCTGATGACCTAGTGACACAATCAATGGAGAAACACAATGCAAACGCATAATTTCACTGCGACTTACCAAGAAGGTATTGTGAGTGCGGTGGACAGTACAAAACACAAAGTGAGATGTAAAATTCCCGCACTTGATGACTTGGAAACAGCATGGCTTTCTTATCTGACGCCCAATGCAGGCGGTAATCAGTTTTATTGTCTGCCTGATGTGGGCGAATTGGTCGCAATAATACTCGATGCGCGAGGTGAAGGCGGCTGTGTGTTAGGCGCAATTTTTAATGCACAAGACCCAACACCAACAGGTGACAGTAACATTTGGATGAAAAAGTTCAGCAACGGCACAATAATCAAACACGACCGAAACTCTGGTAATGTTGAAGTATCTGCTGTTGGCGAGGTTTTAATAAAATCGCCATCAAAAGTCACCATAGATTGTCAAGAAACAGAAACCACAGGGGACCTTATGGTTAAAGGCGCATTGACTTATATGAAAGGTATGACAGGTTATGGTGGCGATGGTGCTACAGCGATGATTAATGGCTCACTTGAGACGAAAGGTGGTGACATTAAAGCGGATAATATTAGTCTAAAAACTCACAAACATACTGAGCAAGGCGACGGTAAAGATACTAGTATTGCGAAATAATTCTTTAAAGCGCTTTAAAATCAATTTTCCCTCCTGCCCTGTAATATCAGGGCTATGAATACACATACTCACTTAACGACACACTGGCAACTTGCCCCGAATGATGAAGTGCAATCAGTCATTCAGGGCATTGATGATATTCATCTTTGTATTGCAAACATTCTCAACACCATAAAAGGCACTGATATTTTACGCCCTGAATTTGGCAGTGATCATTTTCGTTATATTGACCAACCTGAAGATCTCGCCGTACCCAACTTCGTGCGTGAAATTACCTTTGCATTACAGCGTTTTGAGAAGCGGATTGATGTTGATGAAGTCAAAGTCAGTGGAAATGCACCGCACTTTACGTTCACTATTTTTTGGTCGTTAAAAGAAGATGTCTATCGTGAAATCTATTCAACAGAGGTCAAGGGATAATGAAAGCGGATGATGTAAAAATTGTGTCTGAAGATGTGAAACAAATCCTTGCAGATACCATTGCAGATTATGAAAAACGCACGGGCAAAACATTGCAACCAGCACATATTGAACGCTCAATTATTCAGTCTTATGCCTATCGTGAATTGTTGGTGAGAAAAGGCATTAATGAGGCTTTCTTAAATACATTTCCACAATTTGCTAAAGGTCTTGCATTAGATTTGTGCGGTGAGCCAATGGGCTGTTATCGCTTACAAGATAAGCCCGCACGTTGTATTTTACGTTTCAGTATTTCAGCATCACATCCTTCCATTTTAATCCCGAAAGGTACTCGTGTTGCAGTGGATGAAAAACTGGAATTTATCACTCTGAATGATGATGTGATCACATCTCTTATCACGTACGTAGAAATTGAAGCGCAAGCAAATCTATCTGGCACCATTGGTAATGGCTGGGAAATTGGGCGAGTAAAAACCTTAAAAAGTCCATTGGCAACATCACTTGAAGTCACTGTGAGTAATATTGATATACCTAGTGGTGGCTTAGTACAAGAAAGTGATGATGATTATCGCAAGCGCATTTTAGCCGCCCCAGAAGCCTTTTCAACTTGTGGCTCTGTTGCTGCTTATGATTACCACGTGCGTGCGGTATCTCAAGCTATTGCAGATGTGAATGTTGCAACACCCAAAGGTGGATTGGTTCGTATTACTGTACTGACAAAAGAAGGCATCCCTGACAGTCGCTTGCTTAATGACATCAAGCAATATGTCAGTGGTGAAAAACGCCGTCCGCTTTGCGATACAGTTGAAGTGAAAGCTCCTACGCAGCGTGATTATCAAATAACAGCAACATTAAAACTGCTTGAAGGGTTTCGTGAGGATATTGTGAAAACCAAAGCTCGTGATGCGTTGCAATTTTATCTTTCTGATAAAACCAAAAAATTAGGACTGGATGTTGTGCCGTCAGCCTTAATTAGTGCCTTGCGAGTAGAGGGGGTGTATGACGTCACATTAACTTCACCGCAAAAAATTGTGGTGGCAGAAAATGAATGGGCAAACTGTACCGCAATCAGTGTCGAAGTTGAGAGCGAGAGAAGCAATGGCTAGATTACGTTACCCCGATATTATCGCTCGAGATGCAAAATACACAGCACTCGCTGAACTTGGTCAAAGACTACCGCAGTTTAAGCTTTCTCCCATTATGACCACTTTGGTGGACCTACTTGATGACCGCTTTACTGAAGTGCTTGCAGAGAAATGGAGTGCCACAGGCTATGACGGGCTGTTTTTAGCGACTACGCAAGAATCTAAAAAAGGGTTGATTAAAAAATCTGTTGAGTTACACAGACATAAAGGCACGCCGTGGTCAGTGCGTGAAGTGATTCGCCAGTTAGGTTTTGGCGAAGTTGAAATTGACGAAGGATTAAAAAATCGGGATTACAGCGCAAACACGTTCGTTAATCAAATTCCAGCCGAGGAAAAATGGGCATATTACGGCATTCAATTAAGCAAGCCCGTGACGAATGAACAGGCTATCGAAATTAGAAAAATATTAAGGAATTTTGTGCCAGCACGTTGTTTGCTGGGTGTACTTGACTATAAGGCTGCACCAGTACTCTACAACAATAAAGCACGATACAACGGGCAATATAATCACGGTTCTGTATAAATTTTAAAGGCGTTTAAAGAGGGTTTAAAAATGGCAGGTTTGAAAGAAACCGAAAAATGGGAAAACGAAATTTACCGTATTGAAGAAAATGACCCTGTTCACGGGGGTGAAGACGGCATTTCGAATAAACCCATCAAACAATTAGCAAATCGCACAAAATATCTCAAAACAGAGGTTGAAAAACGCTACATCGCACAAGATGCAAGTACAACACAAAAAGGGCTTGTTCAACTTGATTCTAGCACAGATTCAAATGATGAAGATAAAGCGGCGACGCCAAAAGCAGTGAATGCTGTTAAAGCGTTAGTGACTGCTGTGAGAAATGCGTTAAATAATTATATTCCGAACAGTAAGAAATCAGATGCTGATAACAGCACAAGTTCAGACACTATTGCAACGAGTTATGCTGTTAAAAAGGTACGTGATATTGCAGAAAATCGATTTTCATCCCTCGCTAATGCGGATGGATACAAACATGTTGGTCGTTGTAAATCAGTAGAGATGTTACGCAAAGTCGTTCCCAGTAAACACGGACAGCGTATTTTGTTGGATGCGTACTATGAAGGCGGCACAACAGGCGGTGGTGAGTTTGTGGCGGATTTGCAAGATTTAACGACAGCAGATGATGGAGGAAGTTGTTTTGTTGTGTTGAACAATACAGCGCGTTGGAAACGGATATTTGATGATCGTGTGGATGTGGTCGATTTTGGCGCAAAATCAGATGAAGACGCGACAATCGCGTTTGAAAATGCGTTTAAATATGCGGGTGAGCACAAGAAGATAATTACGTCTGATGCGTCCACTTATTTCATCAATAAGCCATTATTTCTCTCGGGTGTTGGGGGGATTGAATTAAACGGTAAGCTTTATGCGAAAATGACCCCAGAGAACAAAAGTAAACCCATTATTACTTGGGCAGAAAATGCGATAACACTCACGCAATCGCACAACAATTTTATCAATTTCGTCATGTGGTTAGAGCCGACAGAGGATGCTCCCGCGATATGCTTAGCGGGTTTAAAATCGACCAATTTAAAGATTGGAGAAACGGGCTGTGTTCAGCTTTATGCAACAACGGATAAAGCCGAGCAACAAAGAAAATTTAACGGACTTGATACGAGTTCTTTGGCTTACAATAGATTCGATATCGATGTTTTATCTACTTTACATATTACAGGCAAAGCAGATGGTTGGGTAAATGAAAATGTCATTAATGCACAACGCTTTAGAGCATTAAAAGCGGGCTTCCGGGCAGGTATACTCATTGATGGTGAGTATCGCCATAATCATAATTTAATTAGACGAGGTTGTTTGGAGGGAGGGCAAACGATAAATATTGAAAATGGCTCAAGCAACACAATTGAGGATGCGCGTTTTGAGCGTAATCCGAAAAATCCGGATGAGTTATTAACGATTTCGTTTTCGGAAAACGCCTTTTCAAACAGAATCATTGCGAGCTGGGTATCAAGTCCAGAATTCACAAATACCCCCTACGGTGTGCATTACGACATGGTGAAGGTGACGGATAAGGGAGTAGACAATGTTGTGAGTCATATACAAGAAACTTATTCAGATGAAGCGTGTTTATTTGCCTTGTCACAAACGACATCTTTTGTCTCAACGGTCAATAAAGCGACCTTTCCCATGAAATACACAACGGATATTGAAGGGGTAAATGGTATTAAGCAGCTTATTAGTGGTAGTTTTAAACTGTTGCAAAATTACGCTGAAGTCTATAAACAAAGCCAATTCATACACGTAAGAATCGGAACGATGTTTGATTTAAGTTCAGATGCATCGCACTTCCGCTTAGGAGTGGAATTGTTTGATGAAAACAAAGCACCGATTACTACAGCGTTAGATAGTCATATAAAATCAGGACAACTCAAAGTCGATGGAAACAAATACAAGATGGACGGCAATGTGAGTCATGCTAATTTTACGATTATCTCTGATCAGGTGCGCTATGTAAGGGTGTTAATCACTTCAGGAAATGATACGGAAAACCAAGTTTTTGATTATTTACGTTTTGTGGTGCGCTATCCTAAGCACTTTATTGAAAAATCGAGAGGGTATCATAATATTCAACAGCCGATTAGAAAGCGAAGCTTGTTTTATAGAGATGTTGATGGTGATATTGATATGGCGGAAGTGGGAGAAGGTGTAGTGTGCTATAAACAAGATTTAAGTGAAATGAAAATTAACTTAGTCCGTGTGGCTTTAGTGATTAACAAGATAGTCGGGAATGTGTTAATCATTGAGAGTCTTCCTGTTTCAGGGATAAAAGAGCACACACAAGATAGCGAGCAAGGTTGGAGCTTGATTTATCCGCACAATGACCAAGAGCATAAGCTTGCGGTGGAGAGAGTGGCGTTTTTGCAGAGTGAAAAACAAACCAAAATTCACATACAAGGTACTATACCGTCGGAGCTTAGGACGGGGGAGAGTATCGTGTTGATTTTAACAAAGACAAAGAAGTTAGCATGACGATGGAACGCATGTATTTGGCATGCTAAAGGTATAAAGAGGGGGCCCTAAAAAAAAGATTTGTTAGTGGGCATCACTATGAAACAGAAGTGACGTACGAGTGTTATTCGTCTTCAATTCGTGACGGTGGCGTGCGTTGTAAAGAAATTGATGTTTCTGATAGCTTGAAGTGGGATTTAATCGAGCTAACTGATGTTACGGAAGCACAAGTAAAACACTATTTCAATTGTACGAAAGGGCTAAAATATGATTGGTGGGGCGCTTTGGGGATAGTTTTAGGAATTAAACAAAAGCGCAGTAAGTTCTTCTGTTCTGAATGGTGTTTTAATGTGATTAAAGGCGGTTATGATGGTTGGCGTTTCAGCCCGAATACGTTATCGGTAATATTTAAAAAGGGGTAAAAATGGAAAAAGGACAAAAAGTTAAACTACGAAATGGAAATAATGCAGAAATCGTGTTTATTAGCGATTTCGGCAAATTACTCGTTGTTGAGTATATTAATGACGAATTACCTTTTGTTCACTGGCATTGGTATAATGCAGATGGTTCATTGTATGCAGATTGTGAAAGTGAGTTAGATATTGTTGACTGA